GTTTGGAATTCGACCGCAGTAGTTATAGAGGGATACCGATACGGGGAGGGTGTGTTTACCTATACTACACAACTCACAGCAGCACAGCGGGTAAAACTAAACATCTCCTCTGGATATCCTGGTCCGCTTAACAACATCACAGAGATCAAAATCTACACCAACACATTTAGTTCCCATCTCGCTATCGATAATCTCAACTACACGGTGGTTCCTGCACCATCGGCACTTGCCCTGCTTGCGATTGCTGGTGCGGTTGGAAGGCGGCGACGATGAAAGATATTGCCTATGAACTTCGCGTTCTGACCAAAAGGCAAGATCTTCCACCCGATGTAATTCGTACAATTTCAGAGGCATATGCTGAGATTGTGGAACTTCGTAGTCAAGTAAGCAAATACGCTCTGGAAGCGATCACTCGCTTCGATGAAGAGAATGGACTATTATAAATAATCATAGATGTTTAATCTATGAAAAAAGATCTAAAGCAAGCAAAAAAGAATTGCGAATATATTGCAAAGATCAAAACAGAACGAGGCTGTTCTAAATGTGGTTATAATTTACACCCAGCCGCGTTAGAATTCCATCATCTACAAGACAAAAAGCATAATATCTCCCGTATAGCACGTTCAGGAGTACCAGCAAATATTCTTGAAGAAGAAATTAAAAAATGCGTGGTTGTCTGTGCTAATTGTCATAGAATAGAACATTCATGAGGTATCATATGGCAGACATTACAGATTACGAAAATACAAATCCTGAAAATATAAATGAGGCTTTTGAAAATCTTTCTGGTGATGTAAATTATATGCTGCATAAAATGAAAGAATTCAATAAAGAAGTTGTTGAATTGCTTGGTGACATGAAAGAATTAAAAGATTTTGTAGATGTTGACATGAAGAATATTGATAAGTATAATATTGCTCGTAAGGCTTACATTGATCTTTATTATAAGTTTGATGATCTTCGTAACTATTACGACAATAGTAGAAATTAAGGGATGATTACCCAAGCAGCAACGGGGGGAGACTGTAAATCTCCTGTCTTTAGACTTCGTAGGTGCAAGTCCTTCATCATCCACTGATATTAGAATCGTACTCTATGATATAATGGGATTATCTCCGATTGGAGTATGTGGGTTCGAATCCCACTAGAGTATTTAAATGAAGAGAACTAAATCAACTACATTGAAGATCGGTGATCAGGTTTATCTCAATGATGAAGATGATTCTGGTCTATACGAGATCACACGAATAAATATTGAGCATGATGATTGCTGGTTGTTTGGTAGAGATATCGGTGAAGATAAACGTGATATCGAACAACAATTACCATTATCGTGGGTAGAAAGAATGTATAAAGATCAAAATCCATGAAAGATTCAAGAATTCATTCGGCGGGAAAAGGCGATTCACGAAGACCAGTAGATTATAAAAAATGGTCAGAGAACTGGGATCGTATATTTGGGAAAAAGAAAAAGAAAAAGGTAAAGAAAAATGATGAGACTAAACACTCTATTGATTGGGATTCCGTAACAAATGGAGCCGATTGATTTTGATGATGCCAAGAATAGAGTTTTTGACAAATATGGAAAATGTATGGAACTATTAGCACAACAAGAGCGTCTTGAGAAGCAATATAAGAATATTAAAATTCCATATCTTGAATTAAATGGAATTGGTTGGATTCCTATTATTGAAACTCTTCTACATGAAGCAGACGTATGGAATGAGAAGTGCAATATTGAAGATAAAATCGTGATTGACCAGATCAAAGAAAAATATGGATCACTCAGATTCTATTTTCATGGTGGCAGTACAATGTTTCGTGGAATGGTAAGATTTGCGGAACAGATCAGTAAAAATACTTGTGAAGCTTGTGGATGTGTCAGTAAAAATCAATTTGATTGTACACGATGTAATATTAATTCTGTGAATGGTTGGGGTAAGGGAAAAGATGAATAAATAAGAATGTTAATTTTGATCTAATGACGACCTACCAGCAATGGTGGGTGGTTAGTATATTTGTGATCTGATTATATTATTTCTTTCATTTGCTTTTCTTATAATAGGATGGTTGGGATCTACTCTTCCTGTAAGATGATTTAAATGATTATCAATTATTTTTGTAGACATATCATGTAATGATCTTTTTAATTCCTCATCTGAAGAATTTATAGATGCATCGTGAAGAAGATATGCTGCTTTAGCTAAATGTGTATCAGTATTACGAAGTTTATTTTTATGTGTATCCCAAAATAACATACTAGATTCTGATTCTGGATCACCATCACCATGGGGTCCAATTGCCATAGAATTCAACCTTATACCATGAGATTTAATCATATTATGAATATTTTCTACTTCATTTTCTTCATATAATGATCTGTATATTTGTTTTTTCAAACGATTTTTAAATGATTCCATATTATTATATATTATAAATATTAGTATGAATTGGATTCACTCTGTATCAAAATCGTATTTAACAGAAGTCTTAAATATTAAGAAACCCAAAGTTTTATTTATTGGTAAGACCAGTATGATAAACGATATCTGGAAAATTAAACCAAACGATTTAGCACAATTGAAACAACTTTCTGATATTGATGTCATAACATTAGATTCAATGACAGAGGAGAAATTGGCAGAGAAGTGTGAAGGATATGATTATTTGATGTTAAATATGGATTTTCTTCCATTTCCCGATCCAAATAAGATGGATAAATTGACAGAGAAGTTCTACAACCATCCTGGTATCAAAAATCTCAAAGGTATCAATGTTGATATGACCGATGGTGATTTTTTTAGTCCACACTTAGCAAGACAAAAAGGAATATTTCTCCAGACTAGTCCAAATGCGGTGACACGAAGTGTTGCTGAATCTGCTTTGTGTGAAATTATGCTTCATGCCAAGCAAAGACATAATTCTTATGCGAATGATGAAAATTGCAATAAAACCCTGAATCTGCATGGAAAGATCGCAGGGATCATAGGCCAGGGTCATATAGGTTCGGCACTTGGAGAGATGTTGTCTGGAATAGGAATGAAAGTATTGTTCAATGATATAAAATCATCTCAGTCAGAGAATACTTCACTTGAAAAAATATTCAGTCAGGCTGATGTCATTAGCATTCATATTCCTGCTCTTTTACCAAGAACCACCAATAACAATATAGGATTTATTGATTCTAAATTATTAAACCTATGTAAAGGTACAATATTAGTCAATCTTGCAACTGATATTATTGTGGATTCTGATTCAATAATATCGGCACTAAATACTGGAAAGATCGTTGGTTATTCGGTAGAACCTGGAAGAAAAGTTACAGAAAAACTAAGAAAATACAAGCAAGTTCATATTTCTCCATGCTCCTTTGATTCTGATGAGTCTAGAGCAAATGTAAAGAGAATATGGATTCAAAATATGATAACAGCAATTCAAGGATATCCACAAAACATATGGAACTGATAATATTCACATTATTCTTTTTACCACTTGCTCTTAGTTTCTGGGTTGGAACTTTAGTTGGACGAATACTTGAATTAAAGAAAAAGATATGAAAACATTTAAGCAATTTATCAAAGAGCAAGAAGAACTGGAAGAAAATAAACTTGCAAAAACAATGCTAGGATTAGCAATAATCGGTGGGCTTCAAGCAGGAGCCATGAGACACGATCCTGTGCCAAATAGTTCACAAACATCAAAGACCGTTGAAAAATCTGGTGACGAAACAAGAACATCGGAACTGATAAGAACTGGTGCGATGAAAGCAGGAGAAAATGCAAGACACATACACCGCGGATTCTTCGATACAAAGGACAGAGAAGTGGTCGATACTCTTGTGCGTGATGTTCCCAGCACATCTAAGTTTAAAGTAACAAAAACAGGACCAGATGGGACAGCAGTTGCTTCTAGAACAATGATCGGAAATAGAACAGTCAATAGAACTGGAAGTATTGACAATACGAATTTAAAGATTCCAACCGATGATGTGACTGTTTCTGGCAAAAAGGATAGTTTCAAAAACATCGTTTGGAAAAAGAAATAAATGAAATCACCCGATAGGTCTTGGGATTTAGATGAATTCATAGGTCTTGTGGTCTTAGGGGGACCAACCGCAGTATATTGTTATTGGATTGGTCATGCAATATTTCAAATTATAAATATATTAGTAAACCTTATATAAGATGTGTTAAGTATAACTGAATATAAGGAACCATAAATGCAGGGACAAAGCAATAATACTGATAATTTTTTAGGAATTGGTATAGATCTTGGTCTTATGATGGCAGGATTTTTTGGTGCGTTAATTTTAGCATTAACAGCAAAAAATCAGACTCCTGGAAGGGCAATAACTTCTATATTTGCTGGAGCATTATGCGCCAACTATTTGACACCAATTGCTCTTCATTTCATGCCAGAATCCATACAGAATAATGGTAAATACGGTGCTGCATTTATAATGGGATTTATTGGGTTGAAAACATTAGAATTAGTCTATGATTTTGTATCCAAGAAATTAAAGACAAAAAATGGTAAGATAAATATTGACATTAGTATGTAATAATACTAAAATTTAAATTATAAGGAATATTTAATATGAGTAAAGTGGCACTGATTACTGGAATTTGTGGACAGGATGGATCATATCTAAGTCAATTATTGATATCCAAGGGATATGAGGTTCATGGTATTATTCGAAGATCTTCTTCTTTTAATACTGGAAGAATCGATCATCTTATAAATGATCCAGAAATTTATAATAAAAAATTATTTTTACATTTTGGTGATTTGACAGACTTCAATAGTCTTCAAAAAATTATAACAAAATATTCTCCAGATGAAATTTATAATCTTGGTGCTCAAAGCCATGTTAAAGTTTCATTCGATATGCCAGTATTTACTGGAGAGACAACTGGAATCGGAACATTAAATCTTTTAGAAGCCATACGAACATTTGAAGAACAAACTGGTAAAAAGATTCGATATTATCAGGCCAGCAGTTCGGAGATGTATGGTAAGGTTCAAGAAGTTCCTCAAAAAGAAACAACACCGTTTTATCCTCGTTCACCGTATGGATGTGCAAAAGCTTATGCACATTATCTCACTGTGAATTATCGTGAAAGTTATGATCTACATGCTTCATGTGGAATTTTGTTTAACCACGAAAGTCCGCGTAGAGGAGAAACATTCGTAACAAGAAAAATCACAAGAGCAGTTGGTAGAATTTATCAAGGATTACAAAAGAAACTATATCTTGGTAATTTAGATGCATATCGTGATTGGGGATTTGCTGGAGATTATGTTGAAGCCATGTGGCTGATGCTACAGCAAGATAAACCAGATGATTATGTTGTTGCAACTGGTAAGATGATTACCGTAAGAGAATTCTGTCAAAAAGCTTTTGCAAGATATAGTATGAATTATTTGGATTATGTTGAAGTTGATGAAAAATATTATCGTCCAGCAGAAGTAGATCAATTATTGGGAGATTCAACTAAAGCTAAAAGTAAATTAGCTTGGACACCAAAGGTTAATATCAATGAATTGATTGACATGATGACAGATCATGATTTTGAACTTGCCAGAAAAGAACGAATCATAGAAATATATGATAAAAAATTAAATCCAACTGGCCCATGATTTTAATAAAATAATTGACACCACAATTAATTCTGATATAATGCAGACATGAAATATGGTCTGCATTTTACCAATACCTCGAAAGAAGAAGATTGGCTCAGGGAATCAGATAAGTCTATATGTATTTGGAATAGTGCTGATGAAGCAGATGATTGGCGTAAGAAACATACAGTAAATCCTAAGATTTATGATGTTAAAAAAGTAACGCCAAAAATAATTAAAGAAGATCAAGAAAAATATGGAAGTAACAATGAACGATCTTTCAAAATTGAGTGATAATGAATTGTTATCATTGAAGCATAAAACAGAATTAGATATTTCAAAGTATCATAATTTTCAGTTAGTCCGTAAAATTCAATTGAATTCAGCTTACGGTGCTATTGGTAATGCGTATTTTAGATTCTATAATACTGATTTGGCCGAGGCAATCACATTGTCAGGCCAATTGTCTATTCAATGGATTGGAAATAGATTAAATGAATTAATTAATAAAGTAACTAATTCAGATAATAAGGATTTTATCATTGCATCAGACACAGATTCAATTTATCTTAAAATTGATGATGTCGTAAATCAATATGCATCTAATAAATCAATTATAGAAAAAATTGATTATATTGATTCATCATCTAAAAATATCATTTTGCCATATATTGAAAAGCAGTTCGACAGTCTAGCAAATATGATGAATGCATTTGAAAATAGAATTGTTATGGCAAGAGAAGTTATTGCAGACAAGGGTGTATGGACTGCAAAAAAGAGATATATGTTAAATGTCTGGGATTCAGAAGGCGTTCGTTATAGTCAACCTAAACAAAAAATCATGGGAATTGAAACTTCACGATCATCTACTCCAGAGGTTGTTCGTAAAGAATTAAAGAATGCCATCAGCATTATTCTCAACAAAGATGAAAATGAATTGATTGACTTTGTTGCAAAATTCAAATCTAAATTCATGAAAATGAGTGTAGAGGAAATTTCTTTTCCACGTAGTGTAAATGGACTTGATAAGTATAGAGATTCTTCTCAAATTTATAAATTGAAGACTCCTATTCAGGTAAAGGCTGCTTTGTTGTATAATCATTACATCAAGGAAATGAAATTGAGTATGAAATATACTAAAATTTCAGAAGGTGAAAAGATTAAATTTGTATATCTTAAAAAGCCCAATCCATTGGCAGGAACACAGGGAGAAGATTGTGTAATTGGATTCCCGAATAAAATGCCAAAAGAGTTTGATCTTGACAAATTTATTGATCGTGAAAAACAATTTGAAAAAGCATTTCTTGATCCACTGATAAAGATTCTAGATATCATTGGATGGAAGGCAGAAAAAACAAACACTCTAGAATCACTTTTTATATGAGGTAAAACATGTCTGATTTTTTAAGCAAAATGATTAAATCTTCTGGTAATAAATTCGCATCTATCGTTGATGATGGTCTTGATGGAAGCGATGTTACTGGTTTCACTGATACTGGTAGTATGATGCTAAATGCACTTCTGTCAGGATCACTTTATGGTGGTATGGCAAACAACAAAATCGTAGCATTGGCAGGAGAAGCCGCCACTGGTAAAACTTATTTTACCATCGGTATTCTTTCAAAGTTCCTTCAAGATAATCCTGAAGGCGTTGTAGTATACTTTGATACAGAACAAGCAGTGACATCTGATATGTTCAAGAGTCGTGGTGTTGATCCTAAACGTGTTGCTGTATTTCCTGTAGCAACAATCGAAGAATTTAGATTCCAATCAATTAAAATCGTAGATGATTATTTGAATGAAGAAGAATCTAATAGGAAGCCTATGATGATTGTTCTTGATTCTCTTGGTATGTTGTCAACCTCTAAAGAAATCAATGATACAACAGAAGGTAAAGAAGTTCGTGATATGACACGTGCTCAAGTTATCAAGTCTACTTTCCGAGTCTTGACTCTAAAACTTGGAAAGGCAAAGATTCCAATGATTATGACTAATCATACGTACTCCATCGTGGGTGCTTATGTTCCTACCTCTGAAATGGGTGGTGGTACAGGTCTTAAGTATGCTGCATCAACAATTGTATATTTGAGTAAGAAGAAGGATAAGGATAGTGAAGGTGATATTGTTGGTAATATCATTAATTGTAAGTTGTATAAATCACGCTTCACTAAAGAAAATAAAACTGTTTCGGTTAAACTGAATTACGAAACTGGTCTTGATCGTTATTATGGATTAGTTGACCTTGCTCTTGAATCTGGTGTCTTTACAAAGACAAGTACTCGTATTACACTACCAGATGGAAGCACTGCATTTGAAAAGAACATCTACGAAAATCCAGAAAAGTATTTCACAAAAGAAGTTCTAGAAAAATTGGAAAAAGCAGCAAGTAAAGAATTTAAATATGGCTCAAGTGAACTTTGAAAAAATCATCTTACATAATCTAATTAAAAATGAAGTATATTCACGAAAGATTACTCCATTTTTATCTAAAGATTATTTTCACAATCGTATAGATAAAATTCTATTTGGAATCATTACAGAATTCATTCTGCAATATAATAATTTGCCATCAAAGGATGCTTTGTTGGTTATTGTAGATAAGAATAAGTCATTGAATGAAGATGATCATGATAAGATTCTTGAATTGATATATGAAATTGATCAAACAAGAGAAGAGTCTGATTTAACATGGTTGTATGAAGAGACAGAAAACTTCTGTAAAGAGAAGGCAGTCTATAATGCGATCATGGAATCTATCCATATCATCGATGGGAAAAAGGAAACACCTAAAACGGCTATCCCAGATATTCTCTCGAAAGCACTGGCAGTATCTTTTGATTCTCATATTGGTCATGATTATTATGAGGATTATGGAAAGCGATTTGATTTTTATCACACAGAAGAAAAACGAATTGCATTTGATCTAGAATATTTTAATATGATCACACGGGGTGGTATGCCTTCAAAAACACTATCTGTCGTCATGGCAGGAACTGGTGTGGGTAAATCATTGTTCTTGTGTCACCATGCTGCTAATTGTCTGAAGAATCATCAAAATGTGTTGTATATCACATGTGAAATGTCAGAAGAAAAGATTGCAGAACGAATTGACGCAAATATTCTTGATATTACTATGGACGAATTAAAAACCCTACCATTACAACTTTATGAGAAGAAAATTCAGAATGCTTGTTCTGGGTTTAAGGGTAAATTAATTATTAAAGAATATCCAACAGCAACCGCAAGTGCAAATCATTTTAGATTTCTATTGGATGAACTTTGGTTAAAGAAAAAATTTAAACCAGATGTTATATTTATTGATTACTTAAATATTTGTGCGTCATCACGAATCAAGGGTGGTTCTAATGTAAATTCTTATACTTATGTAAAAGCAATTGCTGAAGAATTACGTGGTATTGCAGTTGAGTATAATGTACCGTTATTTACGGCTACACAGACAAATCGTGATGGTTATTCTAACAGTGATCCTGATCTTACAAATACTTCTGAATCTTTTGGTCTTCCAGCAACAGCAGATTTTATGTTTGCTTTAATTAGCACAGAAGAACTAGAAGAAATGAATCAAGTAATGGTAAAACAATTAAAGAACCGTTATAATGATACTTATCAGAATCGTAAATTTATCATTGGAATCAATCGACCAAAGATGAAATTGTTTGATGTTGAAAAATCAACAGCTGTTGTAATGAAGAAAAAAGAAACTCCTGATACTTTCTTTATAGAAAAACCAAAAAAGCCATCATTGAATAAAACAAATGTTTCTGAATGGAATTTCTGATGTCAATATTTGTTGATAAAAAATATATTAATTTAATATCTGGTCACTTTGAAAAATTTAAATGGAAAAGTGATAAGTTAGCAAATTGTAGATGTAAATTTTGTGGTGATTCAACCACAAACAAAAATAAGGCACGTGGTTATTTTTATGTAAAAAATAATAGTTTTTTCTACAAGTGTCATAATTGTAATATTGGTTATAGTCTTTATAGCATAATCAATGAAGTCTCACCTTCATTGAGTAAAGAATATAACGCAGAAAACTTTCTTGAAAGAAATAATTTTAAGAAAGATACTGTTCGTGTAGAAATTCCAGCCCCCATTGAGATTAAACATCATTTAAATATTATTCCAATCACAGAACTGGAAGAATCCCATAAGGCAAGGAAATTTATTCAGGACAGAAAGATTCCAGTAGAACATTGGAAAAATATCGGATTTGCAAAGAATTTTGCAAAAATTGCAGAAGAATTCGATTCGTCATATAAAAATAGATTTGCTGATGAAGAAAGAATCATAATTCTTATTCGTAGTCAGATGGGTATCTGTGGAATACAAGGACGTTCATTTTCGAATAACCGAATGAAGTATATAACCTTAAAGAAAGAAAATAGATCATGTTTTTACAACTACGATATGGTTGATAAATCAAAAAAATTTTATGTTCTTGAAGGTCCAATTGATTCTATGTTTATTGATAATTCTATAGCAACACTTGGAATGAGCGGATTTAAGACATTGAATGAAAAGATAGACGATACAAATGCGGTGTATGTTGTAGATAATCAGCCTTATAACAAAGAGGTTGTTGATACAATTGAATATTTAATTGAAAATGGCAAAAAGGTTTGCATATTTCCAGAAAATATCAAGGAAAAAGATATTAATGATATGGTTCTTGCAAATTTGAAACCAAACGATATAATAGACGAACATACTTATAGTGGATTGGAAGCTAGATTAGTATTTAATAACTGGAAAAAATATGCAAAACGATGATAATAATGAAGATGAAAAGATGATGGAAGCGTTTATGTCATTCACATCTCTCTTTTCAAAATATGTAAAGGAAAACGATATTGATCTTTTCAAAAGGGCTGTTGATTATGCAAAGACCTATACTGAAGAAGATGTAAGTGGTATTGTTTTCAACTATGTTGATGAGGAGCCAAATGAACAATAAGATTGATGTTTTAGATTATGGGCATGTTGAGTTGATTTCCCATATGGGAGATGATCTTACTGTTGTAAATTCAGCACGTGTTTCTTTCAACAAGGAAAGTGAATGGGATCACCCAGATAGTCATGTCCCTTGCAATATCCTGTCAGAAAAGGACAAGAAACTTATCAATTATCTGGCAAAACATCAACATTGGACTCCATTTGCACATCCACAGATTACGCTTCGAATCAAGGCTCCTATTTTTGTTCGTGCTCAACTAGGAAAACACCAAGTTGGTCTTGTAATGAATGAGGTTTCCCGTAGATATGTTACGGATGAACCACAATTCTATATTCCATTATGGAGAAATGCACCAACCAATGGTGCAAAACAGGGTAGTTCTGGTGTCATGAAATACCCAGGAGATCTTACCCAGAAATTTGAAAATTTCTGTGATGATGCCTTGGATCTATACAAGGAACTTTTACACGCAGGAGTAGCCCCAGAACAGGCCCGTGCAGCCCTTCCACAGTCCATGTACACCGAATGGTGGTGGACAGGCTCCCTATCGGCCTACAGCCGCGTATACGCCCAAAGAATTGATTCCCATGCTCAATGGGAGGTACAGCAGTATGCTAAGGCCATGGGAGAACTAATTGGGCCACTATTTCCAGTGTCATGGAAAACATTAACAGAAACAACTAAATAAGAAGCATTTAAGGAGCATGAATGAATAATTTACCAAGTCAGTATCAGGAATTTATTTACAAGTCACGTTATTCTCGCTGGATAGAATCAGAAAATAGACGAGAAGAGTGGCCAGAGACAGTAAAGCGTTATTTTGATTTTTTTGAGTCACATCTTAAGGAAAATCAAAGTTATATCTTATCAGCAGAACTTCGTTCTGAACTCGAATCAGCGGTTCTAAATTTAGAGGTAATGCCATCCATGCGGGCTTTAATGACCGCAGGAGAGGCTTTGAAACGAGATAACGTAGCAGGATATAATTGCTCTTATGTGGCCGTAAATAATATTCGTGCCTTTGATGAAATTCTATACGTCCTCATGTGTGGTACTGGCGTTGGATTTAGTGTGGAGAGACAATATGTTGAGAAACTTCCTACAATCGCTGAACACTTTACTAATTCAGATACCACTATTATCGTTCAGGACAGCAAAGTTGGTTGGGCTAAAGCATATCGGGAACTCGTATCCCTACTTATTGGAGGTCAAATTCCAAAATGGGATGTGTCTAAAGTACGTCCTGCTGGTGCAAGACTCAAAACATTTGGTGGTCGAGCTTCGGGGCCAAGACCCCTCGTTGATCTCTTTCAATTCACCGTTGATACTTTTAAGAGAGCGGCAGGAAGAAAGCTTACTTCCATCGAATGTCACGATATTGTTTGCAAGATCGCAGAGATTGTCGTTGTCGGAGGCGTTAGACGCTCTGCGCTTATTTCTTTGTCCAATCTCACGGACGAACGAATGCGAGATGCTAAAAGCGGTGCTTGGTGGGAACAAAACCCTCAACGAGCCTTGGCAAATAATTCAGTTGCCTATAAAGAGAAGCCAGAAATTGGAATTTTCATGGAAGAATGGATCTCTCTCTATAAGTCCAAAAGTGGTGAAAGAGGCATCTTCAATAGAGAAGCGGCAAAGAAAACTGTTGCAAAACTAGGTGATCGTCGTGATTCTTCCTATGACTTCGGAACGAATCCATGTTCAGAAATTATTCTTCGTGATCGTGAATTCTGTAATCTTACAGAAGTTGTAATTCGTGCGGATGATACACAAGATAGTGTTGCTCGCAAGATACGAATTGCAAGTATTCTTGGTACTTGGCAAGCATCACTTACCCACTTCCCGTATCTCTCTTCTACATGGAAGAAGAATTGTGAAGAAGAAGCACTCCTTGGTGTTTCTCTTACAGGTATTTTAGATAATCCATTAATGGGTAGTAAGGATCACCGTCTATTATCTGGAGTTCTAGAAGATCTTAAGAAAGTAGCAATTGATGCAAACAAGGAATGGTCTGATAAACTTGGTATAAATCCTGCTGCTGCAATTACTTGTGTAAAGCCTTCGGGAACAGTTAGTCAATTGACCGATGCTGCGTCTGGTATTCATGCTCGTCACAGCGAATATTACATTCGTACAGTTCGTGCGGATCGTAAGGATCCATTGTGTCAGATGATGATTGATCTTGGATTCCCCGCAGAACCATGCGTAATGAAACCAGATCATACAATGGTATTCTCATTCCCAATGAAGGCAGTTGGTTCAATTACTCGTAATGATTTGACTGCAATTGAACATCTTGAATTGTGGTTGACATATCAACGTCATTGGTGTGAACATAAACCATCCATTACCATAACTGTTCGTGAACATGAATGGATGGAGGTTGGTGCTTGGGTATATAAGCACTTCGATGAGATTAGCGGTATTTCTTTCTTACCACACTCCGATCACTCATATCGTCAAGCACCATATCAGGAATGCACTGAGATCGCATATACTACATTATCTGTGGAAATGCCTAAGAATGTAGATTGGTCGCTTCTCAAGAATTATGAAAAAGAAGATAAGACTGTAGGTACACAGACATATGCGTGTAGTGGTGATAAATGTGAACTTGTTGATCTTACTACATAACAATAACCCCACTTGAGATAGCATCTCAGGTCCGACAACCCCCTACTAGTGGGGGTTGTTTCTTTATAAATATTTTAACAAATTATCAAAAGGAAAATCTCATGGCACTACTAAAATACTACAACTCAAAAATACATGATCTTTATCTTTATGATCGTTTAGCAACCACAACTCAGTCATCTATTCCTGTTGGATATAATCCAGATTGCCAATCATATGGAATTGCTGATTTTTCTGGTTGTTGTGCCAGAAATCGACATTTTTGTACTTTAATTGGAATTACATATGGTGTTCAATTTGATCGTGAAAATGTTAATTTTTGGAATTGTTGTGCATACAGAGGAGTTCTTATCTCTCCAAAACATATGATTATTTGTGAACATTTCCGTGGACCAAGACCAGATCCAAATGATAATACATCTGGAATTGTTCTTCTTGGTAAATCTGGTATTCGTCATACTGTTAAAGTTGTTGCTGTAACTTTAAGTATAGGTTCCGACCAAACACTACTTGAGTTTGATCAACCAGTTCCAGAAGGAGAATTTTATATTTACAATAAGATCGCTGATCCTGCTTATGTTCCTAATGGAACACATATATGGGTTCAAGATTCTAATGGAAAAATTTATAAAAGAATTTTCAAAAAGGCAATATTTGTTGATGGAAAATTAACAGCGTGGCAAAGTGATCCATGTATTGATGGTATAAATGATGGTCCTCATACAAGTGGAGATCCTGCAATATTCGTCGGTGATTCTGGTTCTCCCGCATTTGTTGTTAATTCAGAAGGAGAAACACTTCTATTAGGTTTAATGTATGGTGGACCTAATTTCCCACAAAAGACAATTGATAATATTAATGCAAAACTAAATCCACACGGATATAGTGTCAGTTTAGAAAAAATGACAGCACTTCCACAGGATTTAAATCAAGATGGAAAAATAGACAGTGTAGATTTGAGTATCTTTATGTCTAATTGGGAAGTAAATGGTGAAATCGCTGATTTTAACAAAGATGGAAAAGTTGATGCTGAAGATATGTCAGAACTTCTTTCTAAGTGGGGTAGTTATGATTTATCTTCTAGTGCAGTTCATTATACTACTACGGTTACTCCAATAGATCCAAATAATACTAAAAGAATCTGAGATCTTATAAAATAGTTTTTTGCTATAAATACTATAAAGGAGGTTCCTATGGAACTTTTAATGTCAAGCACTTTAGGTACTGTTTTTTATACTGTTGTCGTCTTTGTAGCAGGAGCACTCATCGGTGGTCCACTTTGGAAATGGATTGATTCCAAACTACCTTGGAATAAGTAAAAAAGAAACCCCCCAGAAATGGGGGGTTTTCATTTATCTTGATCTTTAACCTCTTTTGCGTCTTGGTCCTGTGTAAGCGTCTGGTCCACGCAATTTAAGAATAGCATCTATTTGTGTGGCCACTTGTGGTGGTTGATTTGGTATTCTTACTTCTCCACGTGATCCACCCAAAGCTGATTTTAAATCTCCAGCTAATGTTTTATCGGTTGGATTTGATCCAAAAGGAACTCCTCTTACTACTGATGATACCTTAGTTCCTGTTATTTTTGTTGTAGGAACATTTAGAAATAATTCTCCAGTTTCTGGATTTGTATTAATATTCATTCCTCTAGATCTTGCTAATAATGCAGCTTTTTCTCGATCTGAAGATTTTCCTAAAATGTTAAAAAGCTTTTTGTGGTGTCTAGCCAACATAGCTCTACCTTCTTTAGTGTCTGGATAGTCTGCTCCTATCATTTCAGATAATATTGATTTATAATGATTTTTTAAATCTTGAGCAGTATAATTACTTTCACCCATTATTATATTATCTGCTCTATTCATTCCAGTTATCCACCTAGTCAATCTTGCAATATTTCTTCGAGCTAGTTCTCTTGCATTATTTCTTCTGTTAGGATCATCAGTTTTTTCGCTACTATCTAGAATTCCTCTAGTTTTACGATTTAAATCTTTAGCTTGTGACATCCGTTTGTCAATATATCTATTTAATATTCCTCGTCCTCTTGGGGTGTCTCCGATTTCATTTATTTGCTCTTTCATATATTTCTCCAGACATATTTATAAATATTGATATGTTAATAGCAGGAATTGATTATTCTTTAAATGGTCCAGCAATCTGTGTATTCGAAGGAAAAGAATATTTTACATTTGAAAAATGTCAATTTTATTTTTTAACCGATGTAAAAAAGAATGCTACTATATTTTTAAAAAATATTCATGGTAAACTATTTGACGATTATGAAGAAGAGTGTGAAAGATATGACACAATATCAGATTGGGTGATGAATAAAATAATAGGCTGTGAACAGGTAGCATTAGAGGATTATGCATTTAATGCTCAAGGAAGAGTATTTCATATAGCAGAAAATACTGGAATATTAAAATATAAATGTTATCAGAATTCTATACCACTTGAGGTTGTTTCACCTTCGCATGTGAAGAAAATAGCCACGGGTAAAGGCAATGCTGATAAACTTCAAATGTATCAGGCTTTTTTGAAAGAAACTTCTGTCCCATTGAAAGATATAATATCCCCAAATAAAAAAGATATCGGAAATCCAGTTTCCGATATCATTGATTCTTATTATATTTGTAAAAATCTTTTTTTACAGCTTAAGATTTCTTAGTCTTTTTTTCATCTACAAAACCATCACCATTTTTATCTTCACCTTTGCCTTGAAGGTAATACCACGCTAATCCAAAGACAAGTGTTAAGTAAAATAATAAAGCATACCAATTCACTCTGCTCATCTTTACTTCTGTGCCTACAGGTAATTTAACTTCGGTCTGTGCTTCAATATTAATCTTTGTTGTATCAACAGTTTGAATACTAGTATTTTCTGGTAGAATTACAGTAGTATTTTTAGGAATAATAACTTCTTGTGGTTTTTCAATAATTGGTTCTTCAGATGGTTCTGGTTTTATTATAACCACAGTATCATGCTCTAGAGTTACTTCGGTCTTTTTCTCTGAATCTGTTTTAATATGAGATCCTTTTGGAAGATCAGCAGTAGTATCTTTTGCTATAACTGTGTCAGTTGTTTTATTAAGAACATCTGGAGTCGTTTCCACACCATTTGTTTTACATACAGACTTACAAGATGCTAATACACATAGTATTAAAATTAATAGTTTTTTCATGATTTATTTCCTGCTGTAGCACTACCAAAATAGAACCCAACAATCGCTAATAAAATCTGGCGATTCTCTTGGGTAAACAAATATCCATTCACCGTTTGAAAAATAGTTTCTGATGTTTGTGGAATCAAACCAAATAAAATTTCTGGATGTGTTTGATTGATTTCAACAACTGTTGGTATTCCAAAGAATGGAAGAACGAATGGTGCTGCTATTGTACCAAACAAAACTGCCAAGACAATGATTTGTCGTACTGCTTTACCAGCATCAATCGGTACTCTTTTAGCAGCGGTTTCTCTTGTCTTTTCGTTAAAGTTATTAATATCTAATAGTCTTTTAAAGTTTTCTTGTTCTGATTGGCGTTTTTCTGCCATATAGCGAAACAAGAATCCAGTAGCAGATCCACCGATAAGTGTTAGAAGTTCTATTGGCATTTCTTTTTGACTCCCTGTAAGACAATATAATTTTGAGGAATATCTTCTGGATTCATTTCTGCTCTTTTGACGGCTGCTTCAAATTCTCTTTTAGTCAAAAGCAATTCATATTGAAAACCATCAGAACTGACATGTGTACAAAAGACATATTCAAGTGCTTCATTACCTTTTTTTATTTTATTTTTTTTCATATTAGACCTATGAAAGTGTAAAATACAATATAAATCTTAATTAACACGTTTTCTCCTCAATATTTTTTGTGCTCTGGTATATTTTTTCTGTGCTGATTTGCTCAGAAAAGTATCTGGTAAATCATTAACATTTTCTGGATTTGGTGATACTCCAGATATTCCACCACCACCAACAGACAATTCTTCATTTAAATAATTCATTATATTTTCAAAAACAATATCTTTATCACCACCAAGTTTTTCAACATCCTCAGAAAATAAGGAAATAGCCGTGGTTAAATTTTTAAGTTTTGCTTTTGTATTTGGATTTGGAATCTGAGCAAGAAGTTTTTTGATGTTTAATATCAATTGATCATATGGATTTATTTTAGTGTCAATTAATATTTCACCGCTTTCATCTATAATACCATCCATGAATAATTTTGTTTTATTGTATGGTGTGGTAATATCTTTAATAAATTTAAAAAGAGTAAATGAATTTATTAGTTGATTTATATTTGTTGATTCATTTAACATCTTTTAATATCTCTAATATATTTTTATCAATTGGTATAGTTTCTATATTTACTTCTGGAATATATGATGGAAGATAGTTTAAATGATATAAAAAAGATTTTAAATATGAATGAAGATTAGATGGTATTTTAAAAAATAGTATTCTTGATATATTGTAAGCACCAAACATATTTTGAAGAGTTATGATATGATTTAATAATAATCTTTCTTTTAATATTTGATCTTTTTTATATTTTAATAACAATCTTTTAATATATTTGATTCTATTTAAATCTTCTTTAAATTCATGAAAACCCACACAACTCGGGTTTTCATATGCCTTCATTGTAAACATTATAAAAGTATCTGATGTTAACTTTTCACCAAACATTCAAATTATTCGCCACTCAGTGTTTTCATTCCTTTAAACTTCTTCATCAGATGATTAGAAACACGCTTGATGAGTGCGTCATCTACCTTATTCTTATTTATTTTACCCATACCAGCCAATTTACGAACAGCTGATTTTGCTGCAAAGGTTAATCTTGTTGTTGCTTCCTCATGAGTAAGTTTTTTCTTACCCTTCATTACAACCAAACTTCTGAATACTGGCTCTATGACCTTTGTCTTGATTTTTGGATTTTTCATGATCATGTTCATCACGGAAAGACCCATGTCCTTTGATTCCATAAGCATTTCACCAGATTCATCATATTGTTCTTCAACTTGTGGTGTTGGAGTGTTATTTTCTGCCTGATCAATTAAACCAGACTTAGTGATCTGTATATCTGTGAAGTACATCTTTCCAGTTGGTGTACCTGTCAAAGTAAAGGAAAGATTTAGAGGAACATATTCTTTACCTTTGTCAAATCCATTCTTCAATAAATCATGGGTAGGTGTAGTTCCGAAGATTTCTCCATAACGATTGAGTTGAAAGGAATGACTTCCTGTTGATAATTTAGTTTTGGAATTAAAATCAAAATCAAGTCCAGCATGGTTAAGTTTAGATCTAAGTAGATTTATTGCGGCTTCTGGTTCAATATAAGAACCTCCGAGATAAGCATTGACGAATGCCTGCATTCTCTTTAGTTGGTCTGGATCGTCACGGAAAAGGCCAAAATCACTATGTGCTGATCTTGGTGTCTGAGTAAGATATTTATCGAATCCAGAACCGTCAACGGTTTGTTCATTTTCAACTAATCTTGATAATAGTTTTTTGAAAAGACTCATTATGCTCTCCCTTTAGATTTTCTTGATTTTGTTATTTTTTTTGCAGCAGCTTCTGCTTTTCTAGCTTTCTTTTTTGCTTCATCTCTGCCTCTATCTAAGGATCTGATCAATTTCTTTTGATCCTTGAGTTTTTGTTCTGCTGTTTTTTCTTTTTTCTTTGGTGCAGCTTTTGCTTTCTTTGACTTCTTGGTTCTGCGCTTTTCACCTGGCTGTGCAGCACCCTTCTTACCACCACGCATCATCATGGTTATAAATGTGGCATATCGATAGCGAGCATTTTCATCAGTATCATTGCCCTTGGTTGCTCTTATTTTTGCTTTTACTTTTCTGCTGCGAGCAATTCTATCTCTTTTAATAATCTCAGCCTTTGTCATAGTGCCACGATTATCTGGATTTACGATTTCTTCAGAGACTATTCCAGAATTCAATAATGCTTTCTCAACAATACCTTTTTTTGGTAATTTTCGTTTTGAATTATTTTTTCTCAATGATTTAATCTGTTGATAAATATAACCTCTAACAAGACTAGCATCTCGGTTTCTTTGTTTAATCTCTTTTGGTGTTAAAACCTTAGGATCTACAGGTGGTTTATTTACGATTTCTTCAGAGACTATTCCAGAATTATTTGATTCTGTCCGATATTTTTTCCGAAAAATTAATTGCCTATCACGAATAATCTTATGTGCATTTTTAGGTAGAACTCCTCTAGCAATTAATTGGTTTACATAATTCCTTTTTGCTGGTGAATTTCCTCTACCAAATAATCTATTAACGTGTATAAGCATTTCCCTATGTTTATCATCTGCATATTCGATTTCTTCAGAGACTATTCCAGAATTCAATAGTGCTTGCTCAACACGCTCATAGACATTAGCGTTTTCTCTTGCTTTTGATTTTAGTTCTTTTTTTGATTTCATTGTTTTCCTCTATATTTATTTAATATTTACATTGTCTTCCAGCAGGGCATGATGCCTTCGATCCTTTTGGGCCAGCCCATAGTTTTTTACATGCCCAATACTGAGCAGATAATTTTGATTTCTTTTCATCACATTTATGTCTGGCTCTAAATGATTTTCTAGCAGCAGACGAGTAATTGTGACCATAACCTTTAGCACCAAAATGTACGATTTGTTCCTTGCCACCTTCACATGCCTTTACCATCATCTTTTTTCCAGGACTTGTGGATGGAACAGGTTTATTACATTTCATTGAATCTTTTGATTCATTTACTGATTTCCATTTTCCACCCTTACTATTATAAATTCCAACCAATCTTCCCATTTTTAATGCGCCATGTTTTTGATGTGCATTTTGTGCTTTTATTCTTGCCCATAGAGATGGATTGGTTGGGACGTTTTCTTCACTTAAATGAGAACTTACACGTTCTCTGCTTTTTTGTTTTCTGCGTATGGCTTTTATTTTTTGAGATTTAGTCATTTGTCCCCAGGTTTCTGGTGTCTTTCTAGATATTTTTCTTGATGGTCTACACTTTGGATATTTACCTCTTTTATAAGATTCACCAGATCCACATTCTTTACCATATTGGTCTTTCCATTTTTCTTTAAACCATCTACGAAGATCTTCTTTAATGTCCATTATCAGCTCTATTCTCAGATTTATCTCTGACTCTCAAGTTTTTAACAGAATTATTTTGTGGGTTTCCATCTTTATGATCCACGTCCTTGCCATCACCTTTACGAACTCTTCCCATCTTCATTAATTTTCTTCTGGCAAGAACACGCTTGACTCTATTTGCTCTTTGTTTTGCTTTTGAATGATAATTATCATATTCTCTTCTGTAGTTTCTTGCTTTTTTCTCTGCTATGAATGTTTTTGCATATACCAATGATTCCATTGGATTTTCATTCGCTTTTGTATCATCAGAATCAAAGAACGGAATATTCATGATATGAATATTTCTTTGTTTACCGTTTATATAAACAGTTGTTACTTTTGCACCATCTCTCTCATCTGAAACATCATGAAGATTTATTGGACTTGCCTCAATAGTATCTACATTGGTTCTAAATATGTTCAATATTAATTGGTATCTTTCCAATGGTTTATTTACAGTCTTATTTAACTTATATAATTCACTTAAATAATTTTTGAGGTAAATATTTTCAAATTGATCTTGTGAAGATGCTTGTTCTTCTTTTACCTTTATTTCAATTTCTGGTTGTGGTGTTGGCTCAGGTTGTTCAAATAGTTTTGACAGAATTGAATATTTAAATCTGTTTTCTTTTAATTTTACTTTAATACTATCTCTACCACAGAATCGAAGGCTATCTAAAGATTCTGGAACTGGTATTCCCTGTGACATTATATTTTTAGACGCATTATCAAATGCAACTTGTTCACTTATGGTTCCACAGTGATCTAATTTAAAGTTAATATCAAATTTAAATAGATTTGAATCTATAATTTGATCGATATAAGCTTCAGATATTGCATTTAATTTTACATCAAAAGTTTCTGGATCAATAGTCATCATATGAGTCGCTGATGCTATTGAATTATCAAATTTTAAAGATCCAGTTAGCAACTCATGTAAGAATAGTTTCTTTGCAATTCTTGTACTGAATATTTCTCTCAATTTAAAATTTGTTTCTGATTTAATTTCATGAATCTTCAAAAGATTTTGTTCTATTTGATTTCGAATATCAGTTTGCGTTGTAGTTGCTGCAACTTGTGGAACTGTATTACCTTCATACATTTTTAATTTATTTGTCAAAAGATTACCATAATCATTTAACTTCTTCACAATATCTTCAAGACATTTCTTATCAGAATCTGATATTGAAATTTCATTTCCAAATATATTTCTTTCGCTACCCAACAACAATGAGTTTATTTTTTGCACAACTGTAGAGAATATAGCCTTAGAATTATTATTTGTTTTTCCAGCGATTAGTGTTGTATTTCCATATTTAATATTAAATTTGATAAACTGTTCTTCTGGTGCAAGACCAGATGCCATACATGCTGATCCATCCTTTGAACCTTTTGTGCATATATGAGAAAATACTACATCTGATATTGCATTATCTTTAGGAAGTGCAAAATTTTTCCATGTCTCTGAAGTAGGATAAGCCTGTGGTTGTAATATCTGAATATCATATTCAGTTATATTTCTACCTGTCATTTTCATGAACGAATCCATGAAATTTGCGGCAACCTTATCACCAAATTCTTTCATGTTATCAGAAAATGCATATTGATTTGCCTGATCATTAGAAATGGAATTATTTTTGACAGCATTCTTTGGATCAATACCCTTCATTGCATTCAATGCAACAAATGGAACCCACTTGGCCATAGAGTGATCAATTTGTGTAGTGTCTTGTATTGGTGCAGATGGCATACCAATATCTTGACGAACTTCACCAGCCGAAGAAACTTTCTTGTCAGCCTTTTGAGTTGTTTCTTCTTTTTCTTCTTTTGGTTTTGTGACTTTATCACCCAAAATTCTTTGAGATGTTAAAGTATTTTTGAAGTTTTCATCTTTTGAAATTCTCATTGCGACTTCATAACTCATATCAGATGAAGGAATAACAACGGTATGCTTATCTGATTCAAATGAATTCTTATCAACAATAAGAAGTTTTCCCTTTTCATCACGGACAACCATAGCAAGTCTTGCTGGGTCCATTTGACGAACTTCTTGCTCTTTTGCCCTCTGCTTTTGTTTTCTTCTTCTTGCCTCTATACGCATCTCTGCTGGTGATTTTTCTTCACGAAGATTTAATTTTTTCAATCTTTCTGATTCACCTTTAACTACTTTTGGCATTATTTGCTTAACAACATTATTGATGAATTTTTTTCTTTTATTCACTGTGCTGTCGATTCTCATTCTTTGTGAGTATGATAAATCTTTCCAATTACCCTTATAGAGCTTCTTTTTTAGTTCTGTTCGAACAATTCTTCTGGCTCTATTTTTGAGTTGAGTACTTGATCTACGTCTTTTTGCTCTCATTTTTCGTAGAAATGCTCTACGTTTTGATGTTCTACGTGCGGCAATAGCCAACTTCATTCTGGTGCGAACGGAAGCGGCTTCATTTAAATTTTGAGAAAATTCTTCAAAATCTCCAGAACTTAACCAATCTTCAGGTAAAATATTCAAGTTTTCATTCATAGCTTAAATATTTATAATATTAAAAAACCCTCCGAAGAGGGTTTTTGGAATCACTTCCAGGGTATTTCGGCTACAAATTTAAAGCCATGGTGTGATTTTCTTTTACCCGCTATACACTCATACATAGCAGCTCTTTTTAGTTTATTTTTCTTACAAAATTCATACATGTTATCGACTGTGTATAAGACACCATTTTTATCCTCTATGATGAATTTACGTCTTCTTTCAAGACGAGTTATTTCTTTCCATCTAAAACAATTATATTTTTCTTTTACAAATTCTCCACCAAATTGTTGAATAAATCTTTCACGAAATAATCTTGATTTAGAATTGTCATTACAATAAACCCATGTTGGAGAATATTTACGATTTATATCTTCTTTTTTAAATGGAATCATCAAAATTATCCTTATAATATTTCTTTACACAGTCTGCCAATCTTTTCAAATATTTAGATGCCTTCTCTTCAAAGATTTGCAGTTCACCCGTTTCTGTTGCAATTAAAATAACTATATCTTTAATCTTTTTATTTGTGCGTTCTTCCCATAATAAGGAATATGCAGTTGCTTGCATAAAATAATTATCAATATCATCCTTATATTTTGGTTTAGTAGAACCCTTAAAATCTATGATACATGTCTTACCATTATATTTTGCTATACAGTCAACTCTACCAGCCAATCCTGTTCGTTCTCCCCACAACATTGTCTCTAAAGCATAGACTTCTTCTATCTTATCGATCTCTGGTTTTAATTGTTCAAATAATTTTAATTCTGTTTCTGAAATTTCAGATAAATCTAATTGTTCATTAAGTAGATATTTTTCTGCTAAAGAATGTATTGTGTTTCCTCTAGCACAGACTCTATTTGATTCTTGAATATTATTTTTTCTCCAAGAAGCAAAGAAGGCACGCTTTTCCCATCCAGTTACTGTTGTAACAGATGGAAGCATACCTTCTGGAGTAGAATAGAATCGTCTTCCATCCTCTTCTACTTTGCTTATCTCTTCAGTTGGATTATATAAAAAGTTATGTTTAAAATTACCACAAATAATCATTATTCACCAGATATTTCACTTCTCATTTTATTTATCTCAGTTTTATGAGGTTCTTTATTCAGTAATGATAAAACTCTTTTACGAATGAGTTTTACATTCTCGGTTAATTCTTCTTTATTTGATGAAAATGGATCATATGAGGCGGCTATAGGCATTCTTTGAAATCCACCAACCATTGATCTCAAAGGACTTACTTGTGGGGATGCAAATGGTACACCAGCACTTCTTGTTCTTGCTGACTGAACTGTGTTTGTTGCATAACCCATTGCTGCCATTTGTGTTGGAGTTAGCGAACCACTAAAACTAGCTAGAGGTGATGCTTGTGTTGATGCTGCTGCTTTTGGAGTCTGCAATGTATTTAATCTTATTTTTTTAACGTCGTCTTGTGTTGGCTTTGATTCAATAGATGAACTGCCAGTATCGGATGTTGTATCTGGATATGTTAATTCATTTTCTTCATCTTCATCTTCATCATTTTTTTCTTTTTGAGAAGTATTTTTCTTTTCATTTAATGAAGATTTAGATTGTTTTATATTCTCTTGAAGTGATATGAAATTAATAAATTCTGATAGATCTTCGTTTTCCATTACGTTCCCCTAAATTTTGCTCGAAAGCCTCCAAGCATTGCTTGAAGCGATGATGGTGTAGCAATAGAACCAGCTAAAGTAACTGGTGGTCTATTGGTTGGATTTATAGATCTAACTGCCTCTGGTGTTGTTCCCATAGAACTTGCAGATTGTGGTCTAATAGTTTCAACATCGGACACTCCAGGATCTACTGGTAGTGCTTCATCTTGCGTTTGATTATTCGCCCCAGATCCATTCATGGCTCGACCAGCCACTGCTTGTGCTACACCACCTACTGTGGCCCTTCCAATTGGTGTACGTCCAAATGTTCTTGATCTAGTAAGAATATTTCCTACTTTTGCTTTAACTGCTGTTTGAGCCGTTCCCATAGCGGCACGAGATGAAGCAGCACTTCTACCAGCAGCACTTGCTGCTGATGATGCAGTCCTAGAAAGAACTCCTCCTCCTGCTCTTACTACACTTGGTACTAACCGTGCAGCAGCAGCAAGTAAAGGAGCAATGAACTCATCTAATTGTTCTTGTTCTGCGAGATATGTTTTGAATGATTTTAATTCCATTTTTTACCCGATCTATTTGATGCGATATCAAGATTTTTATGAAATCGCTTTGGCATACCTTTTTTCATTCTATTCATAAGTTGATTCCATTGACCGCCTGTTTTTTTATTAGGTGTCATGTTAATATCAGAAGCAACGCCTTGAACAAATCCAGTATAATTTCTTACAATTTTATGTTCTGTGCATTTTTCACATGCTTCAGATAGTGGTTTCTCTCTGTCGTCAATAGAACAAAAACGATCAAATTCATGATTACAATTTTGACAGATATATCCGTAATTAGGCATCTTTTTTCTTTCCAAATGTTCTTTTCACATTTACAACTCTTCTTGGTTGAAATTTAGAAGTTGGTTTTGGTGTTTCTTTTTTAGTTTCTTTTTTCATTTTATTTTCCGTAATAAAAATTATGTATAGTATCTACATACCATTTTTTTGGTTCTTCTTTTGACCCTATCCCAACATTCCAGTGTTTAGTGAATCTATACAAATCATCTTTTGATAATGGTTTATGAATATCAATACCTAATTCATCACCTTTTGCTTTAATAACCTTAAGTATTAATTCTGTGTGTTTATCAGCATGTTCTTCACCACCAAGATCACCCATTCCATTAAACCCATATGTTGGATGTTTTTTACCGTGGGTCAAAAGTTTTTTTCCTTGTTGAAGAAATTTAGTAACAAATTCACTTTTTTCAATTTTACCTTGATTAACAAATCCTTCCACAGTTGATCTTGTTAATTGTGCTGGACCATAAGCAGATGAATTAGTAGATACTCTGTTTCTAACATGAATTTTAGGATCATACGCATATGGATCTTTTCCGACTACTCCACGATGTTCAGCAGATACAATCGCACCATAAAGTCTTTTCGCATGTTCAGAACCATAATCAAATTCTTTTGCCTTTTCATTTGTGGTCTGTGGAGCTTTTTGAGTAACTTTTTGTTGTGTATTTGTTGTCTGCTGAGTATTTACAGGTTTTTGTTGTTGAACTGTAGATGTTGTAGGTTGTGTTGGAACACTAGGTTGAACAATTGGCTCCTGTGGTGCAAATCTACCAATACCAAGAGCCTTTGCACCAGCTGCCATACCACTTACAAGACTACCACCTACGATCACACCAGTAGCAAGACCTTTTGCAAGTGACTTAAGATCAACCTCTGCGATATATTTCTTATCTTCAACAATCATTCAGATTTCTTTCTTTATATTTTCTACACTTATGTGATGTGCATTTTTGAATAAGTGGATCACCAGATTTATTTAATCCAGATCTTAAATATTTGTTAACAGTCAACTTCTTTTCTCTTTTAAGACAGCGAAATAATTTATCCTCAAAGTGATTCATGATAACCTCCAGATAAAACATCATCAGGATCTTCTGGTATTTCGTATGGACCTTGCAGACCATCGATGTTCATGTAATTATTTATTTGGCTTTGTATTTACATTACGATCTAAGGTGGTATATCCTAATTTTTTTGCTGCTTGTTCAGGATGATCACCACGATCCATCATTTTATCATGCTGATCTTGTATATGTTGAGGTGCAGTAGATATATGAGGTCTATCAGTTTCCTCAGTTATTTTTTTGATGGGATTTACATTTCTCTTTCCCTTCAATTGTCTCAACTTATCGATAATCTGTTTAGCTTTTATTCTCATATTTCTATTTATTATAAATATTTTTATGAAATTTAAGAAATTATTATCTAAAATTCACGAACAGAGTGGATCTGGAAATGCAGTAAATATTTTGCGTCATGTAGAAACATTACGAAATAGAATAAAAAGACCTTCACCTAATACTAAACCATATTCAGCTAAAACGTAATAAGAGGGCGATTACTCGCCCTCTTATTAAGCCACTTCTTCTGGCTTTCGATTCCTAAGTTGATAATCTAGCCAGTAGTCCTTCCAATCCTTTCGAGATGTCCTCTTGTAAGGATATTTAATATCGTTAATTTCAAGGAAAGAATCATCTACATCATGAAGATGGCAGTAATGTGATGGTCGCACATCACGTGGATCGTTATACATTCGTGTCTTTGCATCACCATGTTGTGATGTTTTAATCAACTTTAAAGTTCCAGGAAGAGTATTAATATTAAAATAATACTTGATAATATCAGAATCTGAAAGATTCTGCCACCAAGATACAAACTGTTCTTCAGTCATACCTGGCTTCCAATTATATGTGCGATATCCATATTCTTCGTTAAGAAAGATTTGTAGTTCGTTATTCATAATCAAATGTTGTAATAATTTTTTTTAAAAAGTCAATTTCTTCATCAGAAAACATTGTATTGTCATGTGTCTTCAATAAGTTTTCTGCTATAATAAATGCCCTGCTATAAATTTCATTAGACTGAGATGATTTTCCCTGATCTGCCAATTCGTATGATTTTTGAATTAAATCATGTACGGTATTGATTCGATCAGATATCATCATTATTGGTATCCATCAATAGAAGTGTTGGATGAAACGGGTCTTACTGTTTTGGTAAACAAAGATGTCCTCAATTTCATCGTCTTCACTGGGGAGATCTTCGAATTCTTCGTCAAAGTCGTATTCAGTTTCTTCATCCACCCGTGGTTTAGGGTTTTTGTTTGGATCTTCATCAGTAATTCCTTGAGTAATAATAAAAATTGATTCTGAGTCTGACATTTTTACTCCGTAGTCATATTTATGAAATTTTTGTTTTATGATACTCATCATAAATTTTTTGATTGATTCCCCTCAACATGCACATTTCTTTAAATGTTGAATTCTTTCTTTCGATTTTTGTATCAATACTTGTTAGTTGGTTATAGTAATGATCTGTGATTTGATATGAGAATGTTCCATCTGTATCTACAAATACATCTAGAACATTATCCTTTAACATTAGTTCAATTTCTCTTTCCATCTCAACGATGTTATAAATTGTTTGAACATAATACGCTACGTTTGTAAAGTTAGGTGTATTTTCCATAGGTCACAACCTTGTCACATGAATTCAAACCTGTCACACATTCCATACAAAACTGTCACAAATTTTTTGAAGCCCCGTCACATGTATGTCAGTGATCATCTTATCATTTTTCTTTGCTGCGTAATGTTTCCAATTTGCTCTTGCATATGACGCTGGTAAAAACTTCATTCTCAAAATTTTTGATTGGATAAGCTTTTGTGGTAGTGTAGTATAGTCTTCATCATAAAAACGGTCAACAAAAATTTCTAAAATTTGATCAGTATTGTTAAATGAAAAATATTGCACAGCAATTCTTCGATCAAAATTAATTTGTTTTGAGATTACAACATTATCTTTGTATTTTCTCAAGATAGGAATTTTAAATTCAGTATAATCAGATGACATGTAGAAAGGATTGTCCTGTCTCACAACATATCTAAGACCGTCATATAATTTCAGTCTGTTGATTTCGCTTTTTACATTTTCTGATAATATATTGTACTTCACATACCATCTCTGTTCTATTGAGTCAAAAAGACTCCCAAAACCCTTTACAAAAGTCCTATAATTTATTGATAATTTGTTACGAAATGGTATATGCAAATAAACATCATCAATGTCATTATAACTCATTTCGGGAGTCACACGATTAAGTGGTAATAACTCATTTGCCATACTATCAACTTCCTCACGTCCTATAACTAACTATCAACAAATACTATCAACTTTGGCAAAAAAAAGAGGACACTCGCATCAAACGATGCGAATGCCTCCGTTGCGACCGCGAGTGAAAGTAATCCGTGATCCGAAATGATCGACAAGAATCTTTCGCATTTCGTTGGTCGTGACACCAAACTGTTTTGAGAGTGAAAGAACCGTAACCTTTTCACCCGAATTGAAACGATTTTCTGCATCAACGCAAATCGACTTGTACTGATCTGTGTTGAGATTGCCACTAACGACTGTGTTGTTGTTCATGCTCATATTGTACTTCCTTTCTCTCTTGCTGTCAATGGGGAGGGTAAGACCACCTTACCCTCCCCGACGTTTACTCAGAACGGTGGTTCATTTGGATCGACTGCGGTAGCGGGTGCTGTGTTCTTGTTCACAGGAGGATTGACAGTCTCATCAATCTTCGTGTAGAGGGAATAGAACCCGTCCTGCGTGTCACGATCGAATCGTGCGAGTGCCATCTGCACAGACTTTGGCTTGTCCTTGAACACGGAGTATGCCTTGACGATGTTCAGCAGACGACGAGTAGACACGATCTCATCAACCGCACCCTCATTGAATGACTTGCGGATCATCTCTGCCCAAGTCACAAGGTTGTCAGCGAACTGGTGATCGTCAATTCCATACTTGGAGAGTGCCTTGACGATGATCTTCTTCTCAGTACTCTTCGGTGCGTAGGACTGTTCGTAGGTGTAATCGAAACGATCAAGGAATGCCTCGTTCATCACGTTCGTGCCGATGAATCGACCATCGTCAGAACCCTTGCCCTTGGTGTTTGCCGTTGCCACCACACAGAAGCCCTTGGCAGGAGTCACCCAAACATTCTGCTTCTTGACATACACACCCTTTCCCTCAAGGACGCTTTGGAGGCACATGATCTTCTCCGTGCCAAGGTCAACCTCGTCAAGCAAAAGAACCGCACCACGCTTCATGGCCTCGACAACAGGGCCATCCTGCCACACGGTGCTTCCATTCACAAGACGCATACCACCGATCAGATCATCCTCATCGGTCGTTCCGATGATGTTGACGCGGTAGCACTCTCGCTTCAACTTCGCACAAATCTGTTCGATCATGGTTGTCTTGCCGTTGCCCGACATACCAGTAAGGTAGATCGTGAAGAAATCCTTGGACGAGAGAAGACGGTGAATGTCCTCGTAGTGACCCCATGCGACATACTCAGGGTTTACGTCGGGGACGAGGGAGGTGCGATCACCCATCGTCATGCCAAGGACTGCTGATGCCATATTGAGCGTTGTCGTGGAAGTTTCAATCATTGTGTTTTCCTTTGTTTCAATCATTGTATCAGAAATCTCAGGGATGTGGTAGACACCGTGAGAGATTTTTCGATCTTTTTCAAGACACCACGATGGTGGATTTGAGAGGCCAATCATGTTCGCCGCACGAATAAGTTCTGCACGGCTGACAGAGGTGGTCTTGATGCCGTTGGTGCGAAGGCTGTCGATAAATTTTTGTTGTTCCGTGGTGAGGTTCATACGCATATTATATCAATGACCATGAAAGAAATCAATGCACATGGAATGATTTCCAAAAATTTTCATAGATACTTGTATGACCAACAAACAAAATGAAAATAAAAATTCACGGCAAGTCAAGAAGACTACCGTGAATTTTATGAAACCTTATCAGAAGAGAAAGTTTACTCGACCGCGATCAGGTCGATGAATCGGTTGAGCATGACGCGGGATGATGTACGCTTATCCATCGTCTTGATGAACGCATTCCGAATACCGACGTTCGACTTCTTATCGGAAAGAATTTCGTCAAGATCATCATCCTCAATCGAAGCATTTCCCTGAATGATGAAGAGTTCGTCATGTCCGTGGCATGACTTGTCTGCAACCGCAAAACCTTCCTTGTCGTAGGTACTCTTTGCCTTTTCAAGTACTTGATTGTTCTTGAAAAATCGCGTGGTTACGTTGTTCGACATTCCACCACGTCGGCGTGAGTCGAGGAAGATACCGATGCTGCGGCATCCAGTAATGTCGGAGAATGCCGTATAGAGTGCGTCGGTGGATGATGTACCCTCCATCACCTGATACGTCTTCTTGCCGACAATGATGAAAGACTTCATGTAGGCCGATGAGCCACAGATGCTTGAACCAGTTGTTTCCCCGTCAGTAAGGAACACCGTATGAACAATGTCCAAGTTGTTATCCTGCTTGAACTTGGGGACAATCTTCATGGCGGCGACGACCGCCTCATTGAGTGGGGTTGATGACAACTCCATCTGTGGAGGAATGCTGTAGTTGTACTGGCTTCGTCGTGAGTATCCGTTGATCTGCACAAACAGATTTCGCATCATCGTGTTGAAGTCAACACCATTCATCCGTGATGAAAGAATATTCAACAGACTGAAGTTGTTGAAACCCATCTTGGAACCCTTCATGTCTGATGGATACTCAAAGTCAGACTTGTTGTTGTCAAGTTCTGCGAAACGAGATGTGAAAGCGTAAACCTCATACGGAATGTTCAATCGCTTGCAGAACAGAACAATCTGAAAGAGTTGCTTCAGCGTATCCTCAAGGCATACTGCCATGCTGCCTGACCAATCCATGAAGAAGACAAGACCGTGAGACTTTCCCTTCTTCATCGTCGTTTGACGCATGAAGATATCATCCGTGAAATGGAAGTTCATCATGCGTACCGTGTCAATTACGCCTGTCTTGTTCACCGACAAACGGAAACTGTCACGGGCCGCTTTCTTTGTCATGAACTGCTTGCACAGAATGTTCACAGCGGCCTTTGACTTGTTCGCAAACTCTTGGTAGTCCTTGTTTGCCATGTCATAGGCATCACGATGACGAGTGTCGTAACCGTGATAATAACGCATCACACCCTTGTAGTCAACGATAACATTGTTCTTCAACGATGGAATCGTTTGGTAAAAATAATTATCGTATGTGTTGGATGCCATTTTGCGAAGGTGGCTCTCAAGGATCTGCTGTGTCGAGCATTGATCAGGGAGAATACCCTGATTGCTGTATCCATCAAGGCGATTTTCGCTGTTCTTGTTTTCCGATTCCTCTCCCTTCACAGAGGTGGCATTACCCGTACCATTGCCAAAACCGACAGCGGTCTTTCCACCCTCTCCATCCTCACGGCTGTCACGCTTCTTGTCCTTGCAGTATTCCCAAATTTTCTTGGTCACGGCAATGACTTGCTCAAAGGTACGAGCCTGATCAATCTCTTCGATGAATGGCATCTCCTCATCGGAGAACTTGATGAAGTTGTGTCGGTATGTGCCAACCTTGTAGTGAAGGTTGATTCGGTCGATGAATCCCATCTTGGACACATCCTTACCACGAATCTCGAAGAAATCACGTTCATCAAGATCCTTGTAACCGATGTAGAAGTCGCGTCGAAGACCTCCGAACTTCTCCTTCATCAACTTTTCGATACGGGCATCCTCAACCACGTTGAGGTATCCCATAGCATGGTTTGCGTGTTCCTCACCACCAATTTCCACGGCTGCTGCCATTGGCTTGCCATTCTTGATGGACTCCTCATCCTTCTCCGTATATGGAGTGTAAAGAGCATGACCAACCTCATGCCCCACGATCATGTCGTAGAGTTCGTTGGACATCTCACCAAGCACGGGAAGCGTGAGAACACGATTGCGAACGTCGAATGACGCTGTGCGAGCCTTGTTGTCATGGATCACGGTGATATTCTCAGAAGCGAGAAGCCTTGACAGAACGGACTTGGATTGCTTGTTCGTTTGCGTGTGCATGAGGTCATTATACCAAACCACCCATGTAAAATCAATGGCATGGAAAAAAATCTGAAAAACTCTTCAAAGGTGTTGACTCACGAAGGAAAAGAAACTAAACTATGCACATGGACACAAGCACCATTCAAACGGCGACGGCCACGGCCTCGACTCACATTATCGCATCCCTTCTTGAGACTCGCCTCAGCAACAATGAGCGTGTTACCCTGTCGGATCTTGCATCCGCAGGAAACATGAGCGTGGTTGAGGCTCGCAAGACGCTGATCCAAGTGTTTGGAACTCGCGTTCAGTTCAAGCGAGGCCGAACGGGGGGTATCCTCCTCGCCAACTAATAGCGAGCCTTGAACTCGCCAAATGATCCTAGTGAGCGAAAGTTCACTAGGATATTTCTTGACCGCTCAATCCAAAAAGGGTAAAATACGCACATGAACTACGAATCCGATGAAACTCGCGTGTACCAACTTGGAAAACTCTTCTATGAGTTTTCGCGCAGCAATGGGTACAAGGTTGATGACGCAAACCACGTTATGGAGATGGTCGATCTCATGTTCGATGATTACATGACTGATGACCTAGTTTCATTTTGGGATGCACTTCGGGACAATGCACAGATTGATGCAGAATTCTGCAAGATGCTCCTTGAGAGCGGACTGATGGACGAGAATGAAATCTTTGGGCTTGACAATGGACTCGACAGGGCCATCTACGATATGCAATGGCCTGTGGATGAGGATGGGGTTGAGGGTGAGGACTATTGTCCTGACTACATCATCGTGAATGTCGATGACTACGACTTCGATGATGAGGTTGAGGATGATGAATGAAATCAGGGGGCTTACGCCCCCTGATTTTTTTATTGGTTTTTACTATCAACTTTCTGAGAGTAATTTCGCTTTCGATTCACAGACTTCAAAAACAACAAATACTTCTTGCCGCGTGATGAGTGTGGGATTGGGCCTGCACCCTTACCCTTACGATAATTTCGTGCCATAATAAAAACTCCTTGTCTATATTTAGAAACAGATATCACCGCTGTTTCTTGACCAGTTGCAACAAGTCAAGTCATACGGTGAATCTGCGCCTCCAATCCATGAGCGTATTATTTATTACAATGATCTGTAGATTGGATCATATAACAGATCAAGGCCAATAGTAAAAGGTGATATCATTCCTTTTATTTTACGATACTATGGGGAAGCAAACCACCATAGTAAAGCCATTGGGGAATGGGAGGATTACCCTCCCCGCACTAGACCTAATCCCATTTGTTACTCGTCTAGTCGAGATCGGCTCAGTCGCCGCTGTCGATGGTATGTGAAATGTAGACTTCGGTGTTGCCATCATCACGCACCTTGAAGCCATCGTAACTGTTCATCTGACCTCGTTGGTGAGTCTGAACATAGTTCTCACCATACGAGTCGATCACTTCCTTGGGGTGAGTACCTTCGATGAGGATCGTGTGGTTCTCACGATTGTAGCAGCGACCAAGATTCATGTTTGTGTAGGTGTGCTTGAGGACTTTGAGTTGCTGTGTCATGCTCATATTTTACTCCGCTACTGCCTTGCTGTCAATCTTCTTTGTCGTGAAGTCTGAGATTTTGGTGACTTGCAGGAATCCTGCACCATTTCCTTCGGGGTCTGCATTTGCAATAACCTCGTAGGTACGCTTGCCGTTCTCAACGATCAGCCCCATGTAAGTATCACCATACTTATCAGGATCGACAACGATCTTCTTGATCTTGCCGCCAATGAGAGGCTTGAGGTAATTGAAGTAGACTTCTTGACTGTTGCTCAATCGTTGTCTCCGAAAATGTTGTGAATGAAGTACCGTGCGACCATTACCGTGGCGATCACGGCAACACAGATTGTGACGATGATGCTAAGTTCCATTAGATGTTCCTGAATGGGTCAAGAATTTTCATGGCTTCGGCAACACGAATCAGGTCATGACGACTGACTACAATTTCGTGTTTTTGTTTGTCGGCTGAATAAACATTCAGCGTGACATTGCTTGTGTTGTTGTCATCCAAACACACAATCAACCGAACGGACTGATCAAGTGTTGGAATGTCAAATGACGATCCCATGAAAGGTTTGTAGTGATTTGATGGATGTGTTTCCATGTTTGTATCTTACCAAAGCCCGATTGTACCGTCAAGTACAATCAGACATCTACCTTGTGTGGTTGATCGTGAATACAGGTAGACCATCTACGATGGCAAATATTCACTTTCGCACTCACCCATAACCCTATAATCTTAGACAGATATGATGAGTGTATCTGTCTTGCAGCCAAAATGAACACTTTGACGGGTGTATGCGAAATTACAGAATACGCATCCCTCTGCCTCCGTTGGTGGAGGAACCATGTAATATAGAACTTACATGGGCGGATTGTATAAGTAGTTGGTTTCCATGTCAAGTACCTACAAACCGTTTTTTTGGCGTTCTGAAGGGGCTTGACAAGATTTCAAAACCTTGGTAAAATAAACTGTCTGGTATAAGGAAAACTAGGATGAAAATTACCATCAAGACATCTACAAGTACAAGTACCCGCAAGGGCCACCACCACCAACGCCCAAAGACATGGGCGAACAAGGATCGTGACCCAATTCGGGATCGACGTGATTCCAAGGCCGAACTTCGGAGGGCATTCGCATGACCGAACTTCTTTGGTGTTTCCTCACCTTCATCTTCTTTGTCTGCTTTGTCATGTGTACGGTCTACCTCAGCGGGATTCGTTCAGATACCGCCAAGATCATTCGTTATCTTGACATCATGAACAGGAAGATGAAATAATGTGCAAGTGCAATGACTGCGGCGACGAAATTCCACAGGCACGGCTTGATTTTTTGCCTGATACAGAGTATTGTATCAACTGCTCAGACAAGCACACCTTCAAGTATGTGGCACGAATGATCTACCCACACAAGACGGGTGGGGATCTTTTCGTAGCCAAGTCAAAGGGTGATGCCGAACGACTCAACCGTGAGTATACGAGGGCAAGATGAACCAAATGAAACGCATACACGAATCCCTGAACGCTATGCTTGACGAACTCGAACCCGATGAACTCAACATGGTTGAGGATTTCATTGTGAACGAGTGTGATGTGGATGATACTGATGAGAATGGAAATTTTCCAAATCTCTTCAGAATGTTCATCACCTACAAGTAAATCTTTGTAGAATACCACCATGACCCACTCATTCAATTACTTCGTCGGCAATCTTCCCGCAGAGATTCCTCTTCACGATTTCATTTACATGGTTCGTGATACGGTTGGTGTCAAACCAGTTATTCTCAAAGAGAGTAAAAATGGGATTGACTTTCGCATCACCGTCGATGATAATTACGTCGAGGGCTGTTTGGACACGATCCGCAAGGACATGGGCCAAGACATTCAATACCGTACTGGTTTGAGGATCTACTGATGAGTACATCAACCACCAACCCCGTGTTCATCTACCGCAATCTCACCAAAGGCTGTTGGTCGATCAAGGATACCAAGACCAACCGTGTTATCGGCCATGCGGATTCAATTCGCTTGGTCAACTGTAGGTTCAAGGTGTCTGAGGCAGGACGGCAGCGAGTCATCCGCGAACGCAAAAAGTATGTTCATGCGGGTGTGGTTGGTATGCTGACATCTGACTGTTCAACCATTGACTCATGGAGTCCAGTACGGTATAATCCGTACACCACCACAACCTTTGTCGATGTGAGTGGTAATGCCGTGCATAGTGCCTCTGCCGTGTTCTTCGACGGCAATGGCAAGGTTTTTACAGAAGAACAAAAAAAGGAACAATCATGAACTACGAACTCGTTGCAGGAATTTTCTTTGGCGTTGGAATGTGTGCTACCGCATACCTTTTCTATAGCGTCAATCGTGTGCGTAAGATTGACCTGAACTTGGTTACAAAGACCAATGACATCGACAAGGAAGCACTTCGGCAAGACATCAACCACATTCGTGAGGATGTGAACCAAATGTACTCTGACATGGATTTGGTATTGTCTCGCATTGAGGCACTTGAGACAAAGCCCAAGCCTAAGAAGAAGGCATAATGACTCAGCAATTTCGCATCAGGTCAAAAACTTGCCATAAATTTGATTACCTTTTTCGGGTTCATACCTATCCAAACGGTAGTCGTGGTGGTACAATATGGGCCTACAACCATGACAGAGAGGATTTCTTTGCTATGTGCCAAGGTACTACTGGAAGGCAGTACCTTCGTGGTGATTACATGGATATCACCGAACTTCGTAAAGAATGGAAATCTCTCAGGGAAAATGGTTGGCAAGAGATACCAGTTGAGGTAAAATAGCCACATGGGAGTCAAACTACACAGTCTTTTTTCACCACAAGGTGATATCATGATCCTTTTCGCCATCCATTCGGATGGTACTGGATGTGTTACACAGAACGAAGGTGGTGAAAATAATGCTAATGGTACTGGTTACACCATGCCATTTCACTACAACGTCTCTTACCCAGTATCCCTACTCAGGAATGAGTGGAGATATTTACGAAAAAACTGTTGGAAAACTTCAGAGGAAAGGTGTAGAATTACAGCATGAAGACCTTTACCGCACAATACGTTGCAGACTTTCTCACCCTCCCAATGGACAAGTTTCAGGAGGAGTGCCGCATCCTGACGGGTGTTGAGGCGACCGACGTTGTTCAAATTGATGAAAGCACATGGTTCAACATCACCTGTGAGGTTGATGAGGATGAGGTTGACCCCGACAACCATTTCGACCTCGTTGGTCGTGACCTCGCACGACGCTTTCAATGCGAAGTCTATTTGGACGACATTTTCGAGTAAGTGATTGACGGCCACGAACCAAAAAGGTACAATACGCACATGGGCTACTACATCGAAATCACAAATTCATCGTTTCGCATCCCCAAGGCCAATCTTGACAAGTTTTGGGAACTCGCAACCCACCTGATGACTGATGAAATCATCGTTGAGAACGGTACTGGTGGATCATGGGTGAGTGGCAAGAAGGCGGACGTTTGGTATGCGTGGGTTGATACCGAAAAGGCTCGCAAGGCCATCCTCAACCGCGACATCGTTGACTTCTTCGCCCAATGGGGTTATAATGTCCTGTTGGGTGATAACGACTCTCAGTACGAGGTCGTTGAGATTCGCCATTCAAGCCACTCATCGTACAAGATCGGCAACGAGGAAGTTCTCTTTGCCGTTGTAGCCCCTACGATTGAGCCTGAGTCATTCCTTCATGTCAAGGGGGAGATTGGCGAGGAATGGCGTTGGACGTTCTCTGATGGCAACCTACACGCACAGGACGTTGTTGATGTGGTCTACCACTTTGCACCATGTGCTGAGTACAATCGAATCACCTACCGAACTCCAAAAACCAAAACTTTGGCTTGATTTCAACAACCATCAAAGGTAGAATACACACATGGCAAACAAACTCTTCGTTGACCCACCTTCGGGGTGGAAGTACGGCTTTCCCAAGCAAGCACCATCAAATCTTCGTGAAATGGATTTCCACGATATCACCAACTGGTTGGTGGAGAATGGGTATCCGATTGAAGAGGCTGAAGTTTGGTCAAAATCCAAGTTCGGAAGTGTTCCATGTCGATTCATTGAGATGGACATTCAGGAGGTTGAGGAAAAGCCTCTGTATGAACGATTTCATGCAATGTTCAACGATATGATTGATCGTGACGATCTTTCGGTCGAGGACTACCGTACCATGCGTGACGTTGAACAATTCCTGAAGAAAGGTTGAAAAATGAACACCAAGTGCTATACTCTTGTTAGTGAGGCAAACAAAAGCAATCAGGCCTCCAAGCGTAGTGAGATGCTTTTCCTGATCGAACATGATCAGGATGGAAAGCCGCACAGCGGCACGGTTGTTGAATTTTTCGATGAACACAACGAGATGTGTGATGACTTCATGATTCGGGACGAGGGACATACCCTTGTGATCTCATCAAAGTTATCATACCCGATTCAGACGATTCGGCGTGTGTGGAATTGCCTCATCACGAATAAGCCATTGTACGGGATGAGTTTTACACGAACCGACAAGATGTGTGCGAATGCACAAAATCTTGTGAATGAAATTCAGAGCGAACATGGCTATTCCGTGTTGACCTGACGACCAACCAAAGGTAGAATACCCACATGAGCAACGAGAACACCACCGCTTCCGAAATGCAGCACCCCGAACTCGACATTGTGGATCGACTGCTTACCAAGCCTCCGCTACACATCCTTACGAATATGGATCTCGTAAAGGCAGCGGACGAGATCGTTGTTCTTCGTGCAATGCAGACCGCGTATCAGATTGAGATTCAGAAAATCTTTGAGGAGAACGCAAAACTCAAGGCCGAAGCAAAGGAACTCCACGAAATGGTGGATGATCTTTCGGGGTGGGTTGCAGGGGTCGAAGCGGACAACGACACTCTTCGCAAGGAGATTGCTCGACTCAAGGAAGAGCGTGATGCGGCACGACGAGATTTCTGCAATGCGTCTTACGACGATCCGCATTTGGTCGCACGGGAACGGGAATGGGACTGCTTTGGGAAAATGAAATGAGCAACGAAAACACAAAGTTTCTTCGTGATTTTGCGAATGCGAACATCGACTCGTTTGAAGAGTGGCATCTTCATATGCTCCGCAATGCGGCAAATGAGATCGAAAACCTGATCGAAGAACGCAACTCCGCACGATGGGAAGTCTGTGAGTTGACGAGCAATGGGTCAATCGACTCCGCATCACGGGTGGCAATCGAGCGTGGATGGGATATCGCCAACGAGGATGAGATAATCAACTATTTCTGCGATCATTGCGGGGATGCCATTGACTCTCGAAATGTTGTTTTCTATAATGCACTCCCGCAGGACATTGCGAGTGCGAACAAGGGAGAATCGGCAACGACGTGCCGCAAGTGCTGTGAGATGATCGACGCAAACGCAAACAATCAGGACTTCCGTAGCACGGATATGGGTTGACACCCACGAACCAATTTGGTACAATACCACCATGAGCAACACCAATACCATCTCCGATTCGCTCTCACGCATCAATCTCATCGACAACACCTACAACAAGGGATTCACGATGACGTTTCAGAATCGCATCACGGTTTCGATTCGTTGGGGTAGTTGCAACTACTCCGATGGCAAGACCACGGCAGAGTGTGCCGCGTGGAATGCGGATAACCATGCTTGGGTTCATGTCATTGGTTTCAACTACTACGACAACGACGTGCTTGGGCATCTCACCTCTGACGATGTGGCAAGGTTCATTTACATGGCATCGACCATGACATTGGGAGTCAACGGATGAGAGATTTCATTGACAAAACATTTGAGTTCTACACGAATCCACGGTTTCTGCTGTGGATGGTTGTGGCAACTCTCATTCTTCTCAACCTTGTGGTATACCTAAAATGAAAAAGAACACAAAAAACACATCAACCAAGTCAAAGACGAACAAATCAATTACAGACAAGATTTGGGGCATTCGTGAAGCCCTCGACCACATCATGTTTTTGATTGATGAGGGTAATATCAGTCAAAATGACATCTATTATCGACTTGAGTCTATCCATGAAAAACTGGAAAGGCTTGAGGAATCGCTGTAAAGTCATTGACCACCACGAACCATTTTGGTACAATGTACCCATGCCAACGACTCAACACAATTCCATGCGTTCCACTCAATACCGTGCGGGTGAGATCCCGATGCCGCACCACACGTTTGAGGATTTCGCCATGCCTCTCGTCTATGCGTTGATCGAAACCAATTCGGAATACAACATGAAGTTCGCACGGGTCTACACACCGAACCCTTGGCATCCCACCGAAGTTCGTTTCTATGACTGGATTCTCTCCTCCGATGGCACTTGGCGACGGACGATGGGCAGTTCATTTGGCAGTCTTGAAGCGGCCCGTGCAGACTGGCTTTCCCGCAAGGCGAAGGGACATATCCCGCAGGATGTGATTGCGAATCCGCTCAACGGGGACAAGCGTGTGTGGTGGGATGAGTTTGCGAACAATTTCTGCTCGCAGGGAACCTACGGATTCCACGAACTCATTCGTGCGTACAAGAACGAATACCCACGGAAAGTCGCTTGACGTAAACCAACTGGAAAGGTAGAATACCACGATGGCACGACGATATCGACCACTCATCGACGGTGATGATCCAAAGAACATCGAATGGATCACAATTATTGGTGTTCCAGTAGGAATCATTATTGCATTCCTCGTCTGTTGGATCTTCTGACCAAAAAGACTTGACAAAAAAACCAACAAAGGTACAATACCACCATGAGCAACCAATCAAACAACTTCGACCATTTCGACACGCAGATTCAGTCTGATGAACTCATCCCTGATGGGTATGAGGACTACATTCAGGATGGGGATTGGGAGTACGACATCTTCATCCATGATGATTGGGATGATGAGGAAGAGTGAGTAGAGAGAGAGAGTCTTGGACAAGTAAAGAAATCTTTACGAATAGGTAAAGAGTAAGTCGGCTGGTTTCCCATAGGGAAGATACCGTGGTTGTATACCACCTCGTCGCAGCCTATTCAACCTTGGAAGGGTTATGAATCCCTGTGTTTGCCGAACAGTAATATCGGCTTCTTGTCAAGGAAAAAGTAAAGAATCATAAAGAAATCTTTGTGAAACTTTATGATTTGCATATTTGAATAAAATATGCACCTACTGCCATAATGACAGGTGTGGTCAGAATGACGGTATAGGGGTCAGAGTGGGGCAAAGTGGGGGAAAGTGTAGAGGGGTGTTGGCATAAACTTCCCACCCGCAGACACACTCAAATAATTTTTAGAGGTAGCGTAGATCCTCTATAAACCGTTTTGGTATCTTTTCCACGGTTGAGCAGCCCTCCGAATGGAACGCCCGTATGAGGCTTATATGCGATTCAGAGACAAATGCCAAATAACCAACAGATTTTACCGTTGGGCATGGCTTCGCAGCCTCCTCAAGCATTTCATCAAGGTCATTCCAACCAACCTGACCAACCTCTTCAGCGTCTACCCAAATGACTTCGACAATCGGATATTCAGGCATAGAAATCTCCCTCTTTATGTATTGACAAGAGGAAAAAAGAAAGGTAGAATACCACCATGAGTCAACTACGACAACTTCTGAAGTCAGGCAAGACGGTCTTCGTGCGGTTTGAGAAGGCGGATGGTTCAATCCGTCACATGATCTGCACTCAAAACTTTCACATGATTCCGAAAGAGAATCATCCTGCAAAGAATCCCATGCAGTACGACAAGGCACAGATTCGGGTTTGGGATGTCGCCGCAAAGGAGTGGCGATCCATGCGAGAGGAACGAATTCAAGAATTTTCAGAATACACCGCACAGGTGGCTTGACAGCCTCCCGTGTGACGTGGTAGAATACCCCCAAAGGACAGGTGGGCTGTCCTGCGGGGGTTGATAGTGCTGGTCACAGCGTTGATAGTACGTCACAATCGCTAAATTATTATCGGAAAGTCATTCTGACTCTATAAAATGTCACAATAATGTGATAAAACACCAAAACTATCAACTTCCTTGCGGAAGTTGGGTGGAGTGAGATGTCACGGCCACCCTCTGAGCGTCACTATGAACGCCTATGAACAAGATCAAGTCCTGCGAAGTATGCGTCTGTCGCACTACAACGAGTGTTGTGAAAGAACTCCTTGGAGAAGTCACCTCCGTCCTCCAATGCGTCAATCATCCCGTGAATGCGAGAGAGGGCCAACTGCAAATCGTGCTGAGTTGAGAGCCTGTGCTGTCCTGTCGCAAGGTTCTTGATGGCGAGGTCGATGCGATTGATAATACGATCGAAAACTTCGTCTTGCATGGCAGTCTCCTTGGTTCGGGGTGAGACGCCATTGTACCAAAAAGGTCACTCAGGGTCAAGGCGTAAAGAAAGAATTTAGGGAATACTATCAACTTTGGGGTTATGGGTCTATGCGTTCGCAAAATAACCCCAAAGTTGATAGT